TCCGACCGCGCGCCAGATGGCTAGCCGAGCCTGTATCCAGGCGCCAGAAGGCTACGTGGTGGAAATCAAGCCCCGCACACGCAGCCTTGACCAGAACGCGAAGCTTCATGCGATGTTTTCTGATATTGCGAGGCAGGCGACTTTCCACGGAAAGATGAGGACCGCAGCGCAATGGAAGGTCATCTTCATATCCGGTCACGCAATGGCGACTGGCTCCGGCGCAGACATCATTCCTGGAATCGAAGGTGAATTCATAAATATTCGAGAGTCGTCAGCACATATGGGCGTAAAGCGTCTCAACAGCCTGATCGAGTACGTAATGGCATGGGGAGCAGATAACGAGATTCGATGGAGCGAGCCGCAATGAGCACAAAAAAATGCATCAAATGCGAGGCTGACAAAGAATTAACGGAATTCTATCGGCAGGGTGGCGGCAAGCAGGGGCTGACAAACCGTTGTAAGGTCTGCACGCTCGCCGCTCACAAAGCCAATCGCGCGGCGAATCTGGAAGAGATTCGAGCGAAGGACAGAGAGAGGGCCAAGCTTCCGCACCGTGTTGCACTGCGCGAAGAGTATTTAAAGACAGACGGCCGGCGAGAGAGCGTGAAGAAATACGCAAAGAAATACTCTGAAGTCTATGCAAAACGCAGGAAAGCACAGCAGATGGTGAACAACGCGATCAATCGTGGACTCATGGAAAGGCAGCCATGCATCATCTGCGGCGATTGCGGGCAGGCACATCATCCCGACTATGACGCTCCTATGGACGTGGTTTGGCTTTGTCACGATCACCATAAAGAGACTCACGCCTTGACGCGCCAGATAAATCGCGGGGTGAGACTTTACGGGACGGAGGGCTAATTCCGTGCAAAGCAAAAACAAACCTGCGCCCCGCGCGGCAGAGCGGATGCACATTGCACGGGTCAAAGAAATGTCGTGTGGTGTGTGTGATGCGCGCGGCCCGAGCGACTGCCACGAACTAAAGCAAGGTCAGTGGTTCACCTCGATTCCGCTCTGCCGAAGCTGCCATATGTCCGATTACAACGGAATACACGGGCAAAAGCATATCTGGAACGTGCTGAAGCTGGATGAAATCGATGTGCTCGCAGCGACGATCGAACGACTATATGGAGGGAAGAAATAAAATGGTCCATGACGAAATAGACGACATCCTTTACGACTGGTTCAAGTTCAGCCAGAGCTACCAGCCCGCGCTTGGCTACGGCCGCGCTGACTCTACATGCCGCGATTTCACCATTAGCCGCCAGTGGATGGAATACGACGAGCTTTCCGAGATCGTCGACCACCAGCTCCGCGAAGGAATCGCCAAAGCCGTGGAACCGCTGATCTTCGAACTGACGCTCCGCCAGCGCATGGCAATCCAGACGGCAATGCGCAATATGGACGCCGGCCGCACGGTCTGGACCAATCCGCGCTATCCGGAAACGCAGGAAAGGGACTATGCTGAGGCTAAGGAACTGCTGAGGCCGAAACTTTTCGCTAAAGGTCTCGTAAAGTCGCCTGTGACGCGCCAGGAAGCTTTGGCATGAACACGCTGTTAAGACTCTGCATTCAATTTATTATTGACAATATGAAGACACATCTCTAAGCTTGCGTTTGTGGCACGTTAAGTTCGTCCACAGAAAAGCTCAACCCGATCCCCGTCTGGTTGGGCTTTTTGCTTTACGCCACCGGATTCCCCAATCCTGACTGATGGAAAGACATCCCTAACCCTTCCCTGCGATCTCCTCCCGCAGGTTTGGCCGCCAAGCGCGGCCATTTTTATTTGTGCGCCCATGATCGACACCATCACCAAGAAGCAGGTAGCGATCGTCTGCCTAGAAACGGACGTATCGAACAACAAGCTCCTGACGGATCTAGGTCATCCTGCGCCGCGCGTTGTGTATTACCAAGTGACCTTGGACCCGGCTCGCGTTTCGCCTGACGGCGTGTTCGTGCGCTTCGGCCAATGGAATGACGGGCGCGGCCAGGGTGACGAAATCACCGGCTGGCTCCCGCTAGACGAGTTGAACGTAGAGGAAATTCTCGCAGAGCACGACGGCGAGGCATTTCGACCATATGTAGTTGAAAGCGCCGAGCGCGCAGCTTAGGAGATTCACACATGACCACACTTAGCAACCTGATGGGCGCAGGCGTTCCGCCTCTGCAAGCTCAGATGACCGTAGGCAAGGTAACGACCGGTCTTACGGGCGGCGGCACGTCCAGCCAGGCAAACGCAACGGCCATTCCGAGCGACGTTACCGTGTTCTCGACGGTCGCACTGAACTCGGGCGCACGTCTGCCGGCAACCGGCCCGACGAGCGGCCAAGCTGGTGACATTTACGTCGTCGCGAACTTCGGCGCAAACCCGCTGCTGGTCTACCCCGCAACGGGCGGCAACATCTCGAATGCTGGCGTCAATACCGCAGTGAGCATCCCGGTCAACAAGACCGCGGACTTTTACTGCTTGGGCGCCAACCTTTGGGCCGCGAGCATCGGGACCTGATATGGACGCAACGGTCGCTCGCGCGCGTTTCTACTCAGACCTGAGAGATACGCTGCCTGTATCGCAAGAAGCCCGAGACTGGGCTATCCGGCACATACAGGAGCACGGCCATTACGACTCGCTAGACGATCTGCTGCAACAGGCGGAAAAGCTGGCCGCTAAGTATGTCCGACAGTAAAGAAGGAAAAGTTACTGGCCGAAAGCCGCCTCCCAATGCCGGTAAGGGGCGCCCGAAAGGCTCGCTGAACAAGTCGACCGTAGCCGTAAAGGAAGCGCTCGTTCAGGCATTCGAGGGAATCGGCGGCGTTGAGAGCCTGAAACTGTGGGCCGGAGAGAACCCGACCGCGTTCTATCAGCTTTGGGGGAAGATGCTTCCTCTTCAGGTCGCGGGCGACGAGCAGAATCCGCTCACAGTGGTTCAGAAGGTCATATTGGAGCCGCTAAGTGACGACCGTCAGGATAGCGCTTCCTCCTAAGCTAATCCCTGTCTTCAGCGGCAGGGCGGACATACGCGGGGCATACGGCGGACGGGGATCAGGCAAGACACGATCCTTTGCCAAGATGGCAGCCGTCCGCGCTTATATGTGGGCGATGGAAGGGCGAGAGGGAATCGTTCTCTGCGCTCGGCAGTTCATGAACTCGCTGGATGACTCGTCGCTAGAGGAAGTGAAAGCGGCGATTCGGTCAGAGGCATGGCTGGAAGCGTTCTTCGATATAGGCGAGAAGTACATCAGGACGCGCAATGGCCGGGTGACATTCAAGTTCGCCGGCTTGGATCGCAGCATTGATAGCGTGAAGTCGAAAGCTCGCATTCTGCTGTGTTGGGTAGACGAGGCCGAGCCAGTCACTAACCTGGCATGGTCGACGCTCATTCCGACGCTGCGGGAAGAGGATAGCGAGCTTTGGGTGACGTGGAACCCGAAGCGCAAGGGCAGTCCGACCGATGCGCGCTTCCGGCGCAATCCAGACCCGCTGTTCAAGATCGTCGAGCTGAACTGGCGCGACAACCCGAAGTTTCCTTCTGTGCTCGAGCGCGCGCGGCAACGTGACCTGCGCGACCGGCCGGAAGAGTACGACCATATCTGGGAAGGCGCCTACGGCAATATCACCGGCTCGATCCTCGGCAAGTGGGTCAGCGCCGCGGAGCGTGAAGGCCGGATTGATGACGAGATCGTGTATGACCCAGTGGGCGCGCCGATTGAGATCAGCAGCGACTTGGGATTCAGAGACACGGCGTCTTGGTGGTATTGGCAGCGTCTGCCAGGTGGATTCAACCTGCTCAAGTACGAAGGCGACTCGGGGCTGGATGCGGAAGACTGGATTCCACGCATACAGCAGAGCATCACCGATCTAGGCGCCAAGCTCGGAAAAATCTGGCTCCCGCACGACGCGCGGGCCAAGACGTTCCAAAGCAAGCACACCAGCATGGAGCGGTTTCTAGAGGCATTCGGCGGCGGCAAGGTCGAAGTCGTACCTCAGACAAAGAAGTTGGACCAGATCAGCGCAGCTCGCGCGGTCATCACCAAATGTGCATTCAACCGTACCCAATGCGAGGCCGGCTTAGACGGTCTAGGCGCGTGGGAGTACGAGTGGAATGACGACACAGGCGTGTTCTCGAAAGAACCGCTACATAACTGGGCTTCACACCCCTCCGATGCGTTCGCATACGGTGCGCAGGTCATGAGTGAAGCCGAATACGTTGCTCCGGTGCGGGAACCGGACTGGCAGAACCTGCAAGTGCAGGAGACGCTAAACGACGTTTGGGAAGATCACATGCGGCATGTATCCAATCATCGGAGGCTGTAAATGTATCAAGGCTCGTTCACGGCGCAGGCTGCGACCATCTCTTATGCGGTGACGATCGCTGCCGGCGCTTCCGTCAAGCTTCCTGGCACGGGCAGCACGGTGCGCATCGTCAATGAAGGCCCGAACCACGCATATGTGTCGATCGGTCCCGGTACGCAGACGGCAACGCTGCCTTCGCCTTCAGCGCAGACGACGTGTACGCCTGTGCTGGCCGGTACGGATTCGACCTTTACGATTCCGAATACCATCCCCGGTTCGCCTTTGTCATTCAGTGCCATTTGCATCACGGGCA